ACGACTTCATGGGGGTAAGCGATGAAGGTTGAAGCAATCAAGACCGGCTACTTCGGCAAGCTCCGCGAGCCGGGCGACGTCTTCGAGGTGCCGAGTGGTGCCAAGGCTTCCTGGTTCACGCCGGTCAAGGGCAGCAAGCCCGCCGGCGGCCAGCAGGCCCCGAAGGAACAGGCCGGGGACGCCAAGCAGGCGTAACCGGGCGGACCGCGCTTTCCGTGGCGGCGTGACCATTCAGGGGCCTTGTGCCCCTGTTTTTTCGTGAGGCACTGACATGGCATCTGAAGTCGATCTGTGCAATCTGGCGCTGGCCCGCCTGGGCGATCCGGCGACCGTTTCCAGCATCAACCCGCCCGAGGGCTCCGCGCAGGCCGAGCACTGCGCGCGGTTCTACCCCATCGCCCGCGATGCAGTGCTCGAGGCCCACCCGTGGCGCTTTGCTTCCCGGCGCGTGGCACTGGCACCGCTCGACGTCGAGAGCTGGGGGTGGAGCTTTGCTTACGGCCTGCCGAACGACGCGCTCGTCAGCCTCGCCGTGCTGGCGCCGGGCACCACCAACGACGCCGAGACGCAGGACTTCGACATCGAGTCGACCGCCAGCGGCGCGCGGGTGCTCTACACCAACCAGGACGACGCCACGCTGCGCTACGTCGCCCGCGTCACCGACACCACTCGGTTCTCGCCGGGATTCAACGAAGCGCTGTCGTGGCTGCTCGCCTCCTATCTGGCCGGGCCGATGATCAAGGGCGACGACGGCGCGCAAATGGCCAAGGCGGCCTACCAGCAATACGCGTTCGTCGTCTCGCAGGCCAAGGTGACCGACGCCAATCAACGGCAGGTCAAGCCAGACCACACGCCGGCGTGGATCTCCGGGAGGTAAGCCATGGGCACCGTGCGCACATTCCAGCAGGCATTCGTCGGGGGCGAGATCAGTCCGGAGATGTTCGGACGCATCGACGATGCCAAGTACCAGAGCGGCCTCGCCCTGTGCCGCAACTTCGTGACCAAGCCACACGGCCCGGCCGAGAACCGCGCCGGGTTTCAGTTCGTGCGCGAGGTCAAGGACTCGACCAAGGCCGTGCGGCTGATCCCGTTCACCTACTCGACCACCCAGACCATGGTAATCGAGCTGGGCGCGGGCTACTTCCGCTTCCACACGCAGGGCGCGACCCTGCTCGACGGCGCGGTGCCCTACGAGATCGCCAACCCGTATGCCGAGGCGGATCTGTTCGACATCCATTTCGTGCAGTCGGCCGACGTGCTAACGCTGGTGCATCCGAACTACGCGCCGCGCGAGCTGCGCCGCCTGGGCGCGACCAACTGGCAGCTGACGACCATCTCCTTCGGCTCGTCGATCTCGGCCCCGGGCGGCGTGACCGCCACGACCGCGGGCACCACCGAGACGAAGTACGACTACACCTACGTCGTCACCTCGATCGAGTCCGAGGGCGTGATCGAATCCGGGTCGTCTGCCGAGGCTACCGTCACGTCGAACCTGCTTGTCACCGGCGCGACCAACACCATTTCGTGGACGGCCGTCACCGGCGCATCGCGCTACAACGTCTACAAGCTGCAGGGCGGGCTGTTCGGCTACATCGGCCAGACCGACGGCACGTCGATCGTGGACGAAAACATTGCCCCGGACCTGTCGAAAACCCCGCCGATCCACGACAGCGCGTTCAACAGCGCCGACAACTACCCGGCGGCCGTGTCCTACTTCGAGCAGCGCCGCTGCCTGGCCGGGACCACCAACCAGCCGCAGAACATCTGGATGACCAAGAGCGGTACCGAGTCGGACATGAGCTATTCGCTCCCGACCCGCGACGACGACCGCATCGCCTTCCGCGTGGCCGCGCGCGAGGCGAACACCATCCGCCACATCGTGCCGTTGTCCGAGCTTGTTCTGCTCACCAGCTCAGCCGAGTGGCGGGTTACCTCGCTCAACAGTGACGCAATCACGCCCACGACCATCAGTGTCCGGCCACAGTCCTACGTCGGCGCGTCGAACGTCCAGCCGGTAATCATCAACAACACGCTTCTCTACGGCGCGGCGCGTGGCGGGCACGTGCGCGAGCTGGCCTATAACTGGCAGGCCGGCGGTTTCATCACCGGCGACCTCTCCTTGCGCGCGCCGCACCTGTTCGACACCCACGACATCGAGGACATCGCCTACGCCAAGTCACCGTACCCGGTCGTGTGGTTCGTCTCGAGCGCCGGCAACCTGCTCGGCCTGACCTACGTCCCCGAGCAGAAGGTGGGCGCGTGGCACCGGCACGACACCGACGGCGTGTTCGAGTCCTGCACCACCGTGGCCGAGGGCAACGAGGACGTGCTGTACGTCATCGTGCGCCGCACCATTGGTGGCACAGAGAAGCGTTACGTCGAACGACTCGCCAGCCGGCAGTTCACCAACCAGGAGGACGGCTTTTTCGTCGACTCCGGCCTGACCTACGACGGCGTGCCGGCCGACCAGATCAGCGGTCTGGATCACCTCGAAGGGAAGACCGTGAGCATCCTCGCCGACGGCGCGGTGCATCCGCAGCGCACGGTCAGCGGCGGGGCGGTGACCCTCGACTTCGAGGCGAGCAAGGTCCACGTCGGCCTGCCGATCGAGGCGGACATCGAGACCCTGCCGCTGGCGCTGCAACTGCGCGACGGTAGCTACGGGCAGGGCCACGTCAAGAACGTCAACAAGGTGTGGCTGCGCGTCTACCGCTCGTCGGGGATCTTCGTCGGGCCGACCGCCGACCAGCTCACCGAGGCCAAGCAGCGCACCAATGAGCCCTACGGCTCCCCGCCGGCGCTCAAGACCGACGAGATCGAGATGACGCTCGACCCACGATGGGCGCAGGGCGGCCAAGTGTTCGTCCGCCAGGCCGACCCGCTACCGCTCACGCTCAACAGCATCTCGTCCGAGGTGGCGCTCGGCGGGTGACCGGTGCACGTACCGCAGGCATGAGGGGGTACGTTCGTCGCATCACTCCCGGGGGCGCGCAATGGGACTAAATCCAGGACAACTATCGACCATCTCGACGCTTGGCGGGACATTTTCGAGTGCCGTCGGCAGCTACTACGGCGCGAAGTCGCAGCAGACCAATCTTGATCTGCAGGCCGATCTCGCCGGCGTCAACGCTCGCATTTCCGAACTGGGCGCGCAGTCCGTACTGCGCCAGGGCCAGCGCGAGGTCGGCCGCGTCACCATGCAGGCCGGGCAGCTCAAGAGCCGCCAGCGCGCCAGCATGGCCGCCAATGGCGTGGACCTCAACGAGGGCAGCGCCGCCGAGCTACAGGATTCCACGGACATCATGAAGGAAATCGACGCGGCAACCGTCGAGGCCAACTCCATCCGCAGCGCGTGGGGCTACCGGACGCAGGGCGTCAGCTACCAGAACCAGGCACTCGGCGCTCGGACGACCTCGAGCGCCATCAGCCCGTTCGGCAGCGCGGCCACGTCCCTGATTGGCGGGGCGACCAAGGCCGCCGCCGGCTGGTACGACTACACGCGCACGCGGGAGGGCTGATCCATGCCGCGCGTCCCGACATACGACCGATTCCAGGCCCGGCCGAACACCCTCCCGCAGCCGCGCATCGCCGCGCCCAACATGCCCGACGTGGCCGGCAAGCAGGCCCAGCAGACGGGCCAGGCGGTCACCCGCGCCGGGCAGACGGCCAACAAGATCGCCGTCCAGCAGCAGCGCGAGGCCAACCAGCTGCGCGTGGACGACGCCCTCAACGCTGCCAAGGAAGAAGCGCTGCGCCTGACCTACGACAAGGAGCAGGGCTTTACCAATCTGCGCGGGATCAACGCGCTCGATCGGCCGGACGGCAAGCCGCTGGCCGAGGAGTACGGCGAGACGCTGCAAAAGCGCGTCGACGAGATCGCCGGCGGGCTGGGCAACGGCGCGCAGCGTCAAGCCTTCCAGCAGAACGCGAGCGACATCCTCACGTCGTTCCGTGGGCAGGCGATCCGCCACGAATCCAACGAATACCGCACCTACGCGGAATCCGTCTCCGAGGGCGTGCAGGCCACGGCCATGCGCGACATCGCGCTCAACTGGAACAATCCCGACGCGGTGCAGTCCGGCATCGACCGGATCGGGGCCGAGGTCTACCGGCAAGCCAACCTGTTCGGCAAGAGCGCCGAGTGGCAAGAGGCGCAGGTCCGCGAGATGACCAGCACCGCCCACCGCCAGGCGCTGACCGCCGCGCTCGAGCAGAACGACCCGATGTACGCCGAGGCCTACTTGCGCCGGCACAGCGGCGAGATGAACGCCGACGACATCCTCGCCGTGCGCGGGCACATCACCAAGGCAGTGGACGCCGAGGTGGCCGTGGGCGCGGTGCAGGAAACCATGCAGCGATACAGCGGGCGCATCGCCCCGAGCCAGACCGAGCGGGCGTTTAACGTCGCCGTCGGCACTGAATCGAACGGCCGACAATTCGACGCGAACGGCGCGCCGCTGGAAAGCTCGGCCGGGGCCATCGGCATCGCCCAGGTCATGCCCGCCACCGCGCCCGAGGCCGCCGAGCTCGCCGGTCTGCAATGGGACGAAGAGAAGTACCGCAACGACGCGGACTATAACCGAGCCATCGGCCTGGCCTACTTCCAGAAGCAGCTGCAGGAGAACGACGGCCATCTCGCCAAGGCCTACGCCGCCTACAACGCGGGACCGGGCCGACTGCAGACGGCCGTCGCCAACGAGGAGAACAATCGCGAGGCCGGCGGCACGCTCAACTGGCTCGACTTCATGCCCGAGGAAACGCAGGCCTACGTCGAGAAGAACATGCGCGAGTACGAGCAGGGCAAGGGCAAGCCCCGTCGGCCTAGCCTCGCCGAGATGGAGCGCAACCTGCGCGAAGACCCGCGGCTAGCGCGCAACCCGCAGCGCCTCAAGATGGCCCGCGAGGAACTGGAATACCGCTTTGAGCGCCAGACCGAAGCCATCAAGCAACGCGAGGATTCGCTGGTGGCCGACGCCATGCGCGGCGTCCAGGAGAACGGCGGGCGCTACTCGGCCCTGCCGGCTGGCCTGCGCAACGAACTGCCGCCCGGGCGCGTCGGCAAGGTCATCGACTTCGCCAAGAAGATCGCCAAGGGCGACGACAGCACCAACCTGTGGCTCTACAACCGACTGGCCGCCGATCCCAAGGCCCTGGCCGAGATGGGCGGCGACGAGTTCTATGCCCTGCGCGATGGCCTGTCCGAGTCGGATTTCAAGCACTTCGCCAAGGAGCGCGCCAAGGCGATCGAATCCAAGCAGGACGGCACCGATAGTCCGTTCAGCGATGCCGGCACGCTCACCCAGCAGCTATCCGACGCGACCAAGCGCGCCGGCTATGACGCCGAGACCCGCGCCGGTTTCCAGTACGTCGCCCGACAGGAGATCCAGCGCGTCCAGCGCGAGCAGGACAAGGAACTCCCATTCGAGGAACGCCAGAAGATCATCGACCGGCTCCTGCTCGAGGGCGAGGTGATCGGCGGGGGCTTCATGCACAACCCGGACAAGACGTATTACGAGGTGGTTGGCACCGAGGACGCAGAAGCGTTCCGGCCGGAGGTGCCGGACACCGAGCGCGCCGCCATCGAGGCTTCGCTCGAACGCAACAACATGGCCGTGACCGACGCGGCCGTGGTCGAAGTCTACAAACGCAAGATGGGCCTATGAGCGAATACGACGACATCGTGCGCGGCATGGTCGCGCCCACCACGGAGGGCGGCGCCCGGGACACGCCCGAGGCCGAGGGCGGCAACGACTACGACGGCATCGCGGCACAGCTCCGCAAGGAGCAGACCGGCCGGGCGCGCGTGGCGCTGGGCACGGCGCTCGACACCAACCCCGACGAGGCCGCGCGCGGTGCGGCCCTGGCGAAAAAGGCCGGGCTGCCGCTGGACGTGGTCGAGCGCAACCGCCCGGAGATCGAGCGCAAGACCAAGGCCGAGGAATACGACGCGCTGCTCGAGTCCAGCCCCAAGCTGCGCGAGAAGTTCGCCGCCGACCCGGAGCTGGCCAAGCAGGCGCACGACGACGTGGAGAACCTCGCCTGGTGGGAAAAGAGCGGGCGCATTTCCACGTCGATGGCCGAGCCGGGCATCCGCAACAAGGCCGGGGAAAGCAACCCGCGCGAATTGAAGGCGGCGGGGGGCGGCGCGACGCTGGCGACGCTGGGGATCGCCGAGTCGGAATGGCGCACGCCCGAGTCGATCACCCGCGGTTTCGAGTTCCTGTCCGAGACCGTTGAGCGCACCGGCCTGCCGCGCATGCTCAACCCGATGCGCGGGGCCGAGACCATCAGCCGCGCAATCTCCGAGGGCGTGCCGGTTCCGGGCACGGACCTACGCACCTACGGCGCCACGGATGCCGCCGACGCGATCGGCGACGCCACCGGCATGCTGGCCGAAGATCCTGAGACCTTCGGCGACACGTTCGCCCGGCTCCAAGAGAAGGGCCAGCTCGCCGACGGAGCCCTGGCCGAAGCCCTCAAGGGGGACACCGAGAAACTGCAACAGGTACTGACCGATCCCGAGGCATGGGCCGGGTTCATCGGGCGAGCCGCGCCGTCGCTCTACATGGCCTACAAGTCCGACGGCTCGATCCCGTTCCTCGCGTGGCTGGAATCCATGGAAGTGGCCAACGACGCGGCCGACTTCGAGGAGCGCACCGGTCAGTCAATCGCACCGGAGAAGTTCGTCCAGGCGCAGGCGCAAGTCGCCCTGATCAACTCCTTCCTCGAGCGCACCGGTCTCGAGAAGATCATGGCCGGCAAGGGCGGGCCGCTCACCTCGTTCATGCGTGGCGCGGTCGGCGAGGGCAGCACCGAGGGCCTGCAGGCGCTCAACACCAACGCGGCAATCTTCGCTGCCTACGACGATCAGAAGTCGCCCTCCGAGGGCGTGCTCGGCGGGATCATGGGCGGCGCGGGCACCGGCGGCGTGGCTGGCGGCGTCGAGGGCACGGTGCGTCGGGCCGTCGAGCGCAATGCCAAGGCCGACGAGGCCCAGCGCACCGGCGAGACCATCGACCAGGTGGCCGAGAACGCCCGCGCCTCCAAGCTGCGCGAGCGCAACCCGGACGCCTTCGAGGAATACGCCGCCGAGGCCACGGCCGACGGCCCCGTGCAGGACGTCTACATCGACGCCCGCAAGTTCTCCGAATTCTTCCAGTCCCAGGGCATCGACCCGGCGCAGATTGCCGAGGACATGCCCAGCGTGCGCGAGCAACTGGCCGAGGCCGAGGCCACCGGCGGCGATCTCAAGATCCCGCTCGCCGAGTACGCCACGCGCATTGCCGCAACCGACTACCACGACGGGCTGCGCGATCTCGCACGGTTCAACCCCGAGGACATGAGCCCGGCCGAGGCCGCCGAGTGGCAGGAGACGCAGGGCGAGACATTCCAGCGCGAGGCGCAGGAGATTCTGGATCGCCGCATCGACGACGACGCGTTCCAGCAATCCGCCCGGCGGGTCGAGGACACCGTCCGCCAGCAGATCATCGAGACCGGCCGCTTCACCAAGGACGTGGCCGACAAGTACGCCAGCCTGCACGGCGCGTTCGCCACCACCATGGCCGACCGCCTCGGCATCCAGCCGGCGGA